TCTAGGGTGCTGGGATATACGGAGTTGGTACTCCTGTGGGTCAAGCTCTCTCTTCCAATCAGCAAATTGTTCATCTAATGCAGCTAATGCTTCTTCTACTTTAGAGTTACCATAGCTATCAATAAACGGTGGCATTGACCATTGCTCAGGAATAAACAAGCCTGTCCTACCTATAACACCTGTTTCATCTATTAAGTTAGACTCTAAACTATATATATCATTTGCCTCCGGGCGAGTAATCATTTTCTTTAAAGGCTCACATTGAGACAAGTCACCCACAGATCCTGCAGCAATAAACATCCCCGTAGTCATAAAACCTGATTTCATAGCAGGGCGGATGTACTCAAATGTTGTATCCATCTTCGGAGCAATACCTGCTTCCTCATGAAAAAAGTATCTACACGGTCCCCCTACACCATTGGTAGGATCTTTTTCAAAAGACATACCTTGCAGCACACCCTTAAGACCAACTTCTGATTTACGTTTATTAACAGGGTCCACCATCTCAATTTTCTGCTGCCACATCATAACCTTATTAGGGTTCATAGGGCGGTACCAAGCAGTATGTTTATTTAAAAAAGCCTCATATTCATTTAAGAATTTCCAAGTACCCTTTTCATTAATATAATCTTTAAGGCTAGCACCCATTTTAAGGGTAATACCTTCTTCAAACCATATTTGGTTAATCATCTTACCAGCATGAAAATATGAAGATGCAATTTGACGTTTCTTTAAAATAGCCGCATGCTTATAATTTAATTCTGCTAAACATTCATATAATGCCATATGATATTGTGCATCACGAATATCAGCAAATCCAAACTTTTGGATCTCTTTATTAAATATAGGTAGGAAGTTTAACCACATATAATAGTCCCGAGGTATATACCAAGCGTTACCATTATTTTTAAAAATTACACCAGTTTTACATTTGTTTTTCTGGTCATTCCAGTATTGAATAAAATCTTTAGTTCCTTGCGGGGCTTTGCAGTAAAAGCTAAACTCATTGAAATGTCTAGCTTGTTCATTGAACATTTTACTGGTCTCATCAAATTGGTATTGTCCAGGTTCCTTAAATATACTAAGTACAAAATCTTTAAAATCATCACGGGTAGGAAAAGTGGTCACTGACCACTCTTCATTCTCCCATGTTGGAATTTCTATATCAGTTTGTTGAAGCATTAATATTCATTTAAAAGTCTTAGGACTTCATTAAGAGCCTCATGTCTATGGTTGTCCTTAAGTACTACTTTGTTGACCCATTGAGATTTCTCTAATTTAGGTACTTCGTGAATAGCAGAATCATTCTTAAACTTTAAATCTATCTGGTGATTATCTCCTGTAAATATCATTAATGACCCTTTACCTAATCTACCCAAACACATTTGCAATTGAGGTTTGGTTAAGTTTTGACATTCATCAATAATACATACAGCATTCTCAAAGGTTCTACCTCTAAAGTGTGTAAGTGATACTAACTCTAAAGCTTCAGATTCTTCAAGCTTCGCAATAATATCAGGCTTATCATAAACCTTTTTTATGTTAGATTTAATAGGGACTAACCAAGGCTCCATTTTTTCTTTCTCAGATCCTGGTAAAAAACCATTATCCTCTGTAGATATAGTAGGTCTTGTTATAATAATCTTATTAACATTTCGCTTAAAGTAAAGGTCTAAGGCAATTTGCACAGCAAGTAATGTTTTACCACTACCAGCCTGACCAATGATAAAGTTATAGGGTTTTGCTAAAATTAATTCTTTAGCTCTCTTTTGCTCCTCAGATAAAGTTATTGCAAACTTTACGTCTCCTTTTGGGGGATTCTTCTTGATGTTTTCAGTAGCCATTTTATATTAGTTAAGATTACATTTGATCATATGCAAGACCCGCGCCACCGCGCGCGCGACCCCCTTGCTCTTCTTGAAGATCTTTATAGGCACCTTTATAAGCCTCACGTATCTGTTGGTACTTTGATGCAGCATTAACAAGTGCTGTTAAGTTACCATCTCTACCATCAGTTATATTAGTCGTCTCCATATACCTACCTAATCTATCAAGCATTTGTTTAATACCATTATAAGCTCTAGATGTTGGTGTCTCGTAAAGTTTTTTGCAAAACTCTAATGCACCTGGAATACCATCATCTTCGGAAGTAAAATCCGCATCTATTTCTGCTAAGATAAGCTCTTCTTTGTCATCATCAGCAATATTAAAAAAAGGATTTATATCTGGATTCGGACAACTCATATAAAATATATATTGATATATCTTAAGGTGATTATCAGGATAATCATCCATAATTTTTTTTAAAGTAGGTAATGTATAACAACTTTCGCTAGGTAACATTACGCCATTTTGTATATCAAATAACTTAACTAACATCTTCTACTTTATTTATTGTATAATAGTAACTACTTGAGTCTTCAGATATCCATTTATCAGATTGAGCTTCAACAGATTCTATATGAGTATCTACCTTAAATGCAGAAGGTTCTACAGGAAATGGCTTAGTAACCCAATTAGAATCTTTCCAGTATATTCTATTATTAGGTTGGCATAATAAATACCCATCATCTGCTATTAAGATATGTCCACACTTATAGTCAGAAGGTTCATCTGAGTAAGCGTTACTATACCAGTCTACAGTCATTAAGTATGTAGCCCATATTTGACTACCATCCTTTAATACTACTTGACAACGCTTTTCATATAAGTAATCGTAAGTTATAACTGCTACATTCTCTGAGAAGCAATCCCATAGCTGTTTAAAATGAAATGGGATATCATTCTTAGGTATCTCCATATATATCTCTGATATAGGCACTCTTGATCTAAGCATGCCGTATTCAGTCATAACATGAAAGGTTAATATTTTACCTGCACAGGATTGTACGGCAAACGCATATGCTTTATGATAGGTATCATTATGAGCATCATCTTTTGTAAAGTGCGATGCTTTTACATAACACTTGAATAATTCTATGTTCTCGTTTAATTTAGACATTGTCTTTTAATTTGTTTATTATACTTATTACTTCGTTCTTAAGATAGGGTACATCGTAATTTACAACTTTATCTACAACAGGTTCTCCAAATGCATCATATTTTACCACACGATTGTCATAAGCATCTTTACCAGCTTCTTTAAATAAGATATGTTCAATAATCATCTTTCCAGGCTTAAGTTTAGGGTTATGTTTAATGATCATGTACATGTAAAAACTTAGTTGCAGCGAGTAATGGTTGAGATTACAATCATCCAAGTGAGTAACTGGATCAAGCATCTTATCAGTAATTCCTTCCCAGTTAGTATAACCGGTGAGTTTAATTTCTTTATTAGTCTTATAATCATAAATGTTAACCTTTCCATTTACGACCTCAACTCTATCAGCTTGGCCGCATAAACCCGCACTCTTAAGATACATCATATGTTCGGGATATACACCATTGCCAAGCTTTTGATCTGGTGCATTTTTAATTCCATCTACCTCAATAGGTTTGAAAACAGGCACAATAATATCCTCCCTACTAATAGTGTCACATGATAATAGATCCCGCTCTCTTTGTGCATGGTACCAAGTACCAAGACTCATAGCTCTATTAGATTCACTCTTCCAAGCTTCTTTAATATCTTCCGGTGTCATACCATACCATTTGCTTTTTTTACTCTTAGCTGACTTAGTAGCTATAGTATCAGCATCAAATGGTTTTTTAAATTTAGATATAACGCTAGTTACACTTGTCCATGAGATATTCTCATTAGGATCAATACTTGTGTAACTGTGAGTCTCAGGTTTGAATACTATTGCCATGGTTTTACTTATTATACGGAATTTTATAACTTATGGTTTTAAAATCATCTTCTCTACTATAAAACTTAATAAATACTTCGCAAGTATCATTCTCATATGAATGCATTAAGAAAAAACCTATAGATGGTCTATACTTTTTAAACCAAAATTTAAATAAGCTATGATCATATTGGTATAGTTCATAAATAGTTTGCTTCCAACGTCCATATATATTACATACATTATTTTTATCTAGGGCAGATTGAATAATATCTGCAGCATCATTTATAAGTTTTTCATAATCACCCTCGTTATATATACTACCCTTAGCAATTTTAGTAGCATTCATTGTCTCATAATACTCAACAAGTTCATAATTTTTAAAAAAACATGCCTTATCACAAAGATTAGGTTCATCTAAAAGCTCATTAGTTACTTCTAAATTTTTATTGTACTCATCTTTAATGTTTTTAAATACAGTTGATTTAAAAAGAGTCTTAGGATCAACAGGTATCTCTACTAGTTCTTCAACAAGCTCATCAACAGGAGATAGCTTTTCATTAGCTTCTAATCTTGCAGTTATATCGTCCTCTTCTTCTTCGCTCATTACAGCAAACCAGTTACCTTGTGGGCATTCTGATGACATACTATAAGTCTTATACTTAAGAGAACAACCGCAATCACCACAACATGGATGAGTTCCGGGTACCTCACACTTATCACCTGTAAGGTCAATAAGCGGACACGTGCTACATATATCATTTCTGTAGCTTGCTACTTTCTCAATCTTCTTACGAGTAAAGTAATAGTTAAACATCCCCTCAAGGATTAACCACTTATTCTTCCAGATTTTCTTGATCTTGCTTACCATAACGTTTTTCTATAACGGTTTGTTTTATTTGTTTATAGCTTTCTAATTCTTGTTGTATTTCTAGGAGGCGTTTAAGTCGCTCCTCTATAAGACTGTATGCTTCATACCTTACAAATGTTTTAGGTACAGGAACTTTTTGGTAATTCTTATATGCTTCAATGCATTTGTTTAATGTCTTAGGCATTATCTCAAATGTACCTAGGTTCATCACATCAAGTCTTACAGCAGTAAGATTAGACATTTGTTTTCGCAAGCTGCTCCAGTAAAAGTCTAAGATATCTTTAACAAGACTCTCATCTAATGCTAGGTCAGATGCTACTTCTTTGTAAAGGATCTTCGCTTTCTTGGGATTCAACTCTTACAATTTTATAGTCTAATAATATATTGCCATTAGTCTGGATCAATATTTCTGGATTAAGCTTAATACGTTTTTTAGTTTTGCCGTTTTTAAACACATTCACTAAACCGCGACGCTGCCCTTTAGATATTGCATTTCTAACGGATTGGCTGTTGCCGAAGATATTATTATCGGCAACAGCATTACAAAAATCCGAAAGTTCTTTTTCACCTGATATTGCTAAGTACGTTAAGCAATTTAGGTCGCGGTCTGATACTGAAAGGTTTTTCAAATGGCAATGTACATTAAGCTGAAAGCGCACAATGTCCCATAGGTTCATGCGCACTTTCTTTTGAACTTGATTTACTACTGCCATGATAAATTACTTTTCTTTTCTTAAAATACGTTTCTTAATCTCAGCAGATTCCTCAGGTGTCTCAGGACCATCTTCATCAGGACCAGGTGCTACGATTTGAGCTTGACGTACTTGAGCCATAAGTCTACGCGTACGTAGTTCTTCAATCTCAGTAGCAAGTGTTTCATAATCTTTTTGCAATTGAAGAACTTCAATTTGCTCTTTGTAAAAAGCCATTAACTCAGCTTTCTTCTCCTCAATTTGCTCAGGAGTAAACATTTCTTGTTGGTTTGACATAACTTTTAAATATTTAAGTTTACACAAATATATGTAAAAAGTTTAAACTTACAACATTTAATAAAAAAAATACCTAGGCTAAGCAACCTAGGCATTTAACTTAAACTAAACTAATCTATGAAAACTAAGAACGTTTACCGTCCTCTTCTCTTTTTGCTTTTATGTAGCCCGTAAGCTCTGCAATATTAGTACTTAACTGTGTCATGTGAGTAGTTAAGTTATCCATCTTTAAATCAAGCTTCTCGTGTGCAGCTTTTTGATCTTCTTTAAGTATCTCCATTCTATTGTAAATGTTAGTCTCTTTAGCTGTGAGGTCAGTCTCTAGAGACACCATGTCTCCATTAAGCTTGTCTACTTTTCCTTTTAACTTACCTAGCTCTTGCTTAAGAGCGTAGTATGCTGATAGTCCAGAACCTATTGTCATTGCTATCCAGATTACATCTTTGGTGCTAAACATCCATGCGTCTGCTGATCCCATAATTCTAATAAATATATATACTTATAATATACGAAATTATCTCCTAGTTACAGTAAGATTTATTTTTTACTATACTATATTTAGCACATTACCATTTCTCCACACAGACCCTGAAGGCAATCCCGCACTTGATGTTGGAATTGATTTAATTGAAAGGTTATTAATATGTAACGTGCAACTTCTATCTGCGGTGATATTTGCTCCAATAATTGCTGATGAAGTAAATGCTCCCATAATGTTACTGGTTCCTAAAATGATGCTATCACTTCCACACAAAACATTACTACTACCTCCTACTATATTCATATAGCCAGTTCTTATTGAATTACGAAAACCACCAAGTATTGTTGAACAAAATGCGCCTGAGCAAATTGTATTACAATATCCACCACTTATTGTATTACCCTTATCACCACGAATTACATTGTTATAACCACCACTTATTGTATTAAAACCATAAAAATCAATGTAAACACCACTTCCTGTATTAATAATACAATTAAATTTTCCGCCACCAATTACTTGATTACCATTATAACCACCTGACTCACAACCCGCATTTAAATTAACAGAAATACAATTTCGTTGTCCTCCCGTAATTACGTCAATAGCAGTACCATAAGCATACCCACTAAAAGTATAACTCGTTTGATTGCAAATTCCCGCGCCTATAAAAGAAAAGTCACCAGTTAAAATATTAGAACAACCAGCACCAAGAAATGAACTACTTCCACTATTTATATTTCCATACCCACCACTTATTGTTGACTGTGTCCCCGAAACAATATTGCGAAATCCTAATGCCGTTGAACGATTATTACTAACTACATTGCAACTCCCAAATACTGTAGAATTATAACCACTTGCGGTATTGCATTGTCCTAATGCAGTGGAAAAAGCACCACTTGCAGTATTGCAAAAGCCACCACTAATAGTTGAATAACATCCCGTTGCTCTATTTTGAAAACCTCCACCTACTGCCGAGTAAATACCCGCATTGCATATTGTAGGAGCAACGGTGAAAGTACAAGTTGGTAAATTCCAAGTACCTCCCGTTGTGTTATTACCAACACCACCTACTACAACTGCTCCATAAGCCAAACATCCACTTGTTGAGTTGCAAACATTATTACATTCACCTCCACCAATAAACCCACCTATTGCTTGTGCAAGGTTTTTTTCACCACCACTTATTGTTGAAAGTAATCCAGAAGCGGTATTAGAAGCACCACCCGAAACTGATGAAAAATTACCCGTTGATGAATTGGCTTTACCAACTCCAAAAGAATAATTTCCACTTGCGGTAGAACTAACTCCACAGCGAACGGAACTTAATGTTCCCGTACCCGCTACTATTATACCACCACCTCCGCCACCTGATCCTAAATTAATGAATGTTCCCATTTTTTATATTTTTTTATGTAGCGTAAAGTAATTCTACTCCATATACATAACTCACCCAACGCATTGTGTTAGCCGTTCCCGTAACTGCAATTTGTAATTTATCGGTAGTGTCATTAGCGGTAATTGTTATTGCTCCACCTCCTCCAAAGTGCGATGCTATTACATTTTGGTGAACTATGGTTGTTGTTCCCGCTACATTTTTTATTATAGCATAAACTTGCGATGAACTAACGGGTGTTCCATCGGTTTCTATACCAATGGTGTTAATGTTAAGCATCATTACTGAATTATTCACAATTGAAATTTCTTGTGATGCATTATCCAAATACATAAACAATGGTGAAGTGCTTGTTGTCACTCTTCTTAAAACAAACTGAACGTGTTGAGCGTCTGTAACTCCTGAAAAAGAACCATTTGCCCAAGACCTTTCTCCATACTGAGCGGCACAAGCAAATAAACCTTGTGCAAGAGCGGTACAAGCACTAGCGACAGATTGCTGACCATTTGCTGTTGCATATGCACCACTAGCTATTGTTTGATTCCCAGTTGCAGTAGAATAAAGACCGCTTGCTTGAACTATAAATCCATTTGCATTAGCGTGAGTTCCTGTCGCGCTTGAAATATATCCATTACTTACAAGGCTATAACTTCCTGAAGAGGTAGTTAATCTGCCAAATCCTACTGAAAAATTGCCTGTTACGGCATTGTTTTGTCCTTGAACAAAAGAATACATAGTACAAGCCTGATTGCTACAACCCAAAGCAACAGTATTACAACCTACTGCTTGATTACCATTACCTATAGCTAGAGAATAAGCGCCACTTGCTGTGTTACAATTTCCATTTAGCACACTTGAATAAATACCTGTTGCTCTATTCTGGAATCCATTACCTATAAATGAATGACAACCTGCGACGCAAGCCGTTGGCGCAACAGTCCACGTTGTTCCATTCCACGTTCCAGCATTAGTGTTATGTCCATTTCCATTGACAATAGTTGCGAAACAAGTTCCACTTGCTACATTGCAAATACCATTTATTGCGGTTGCAAAAGCAGTTCCACTAGTTAAATTTTGACGGCCATTGCCTATAAAAGAACTACATCCTGAGTTAGAGCCTGATGGCGGAACACTCCACGCTGTTCCAGTCCAAGTTCCGCCAGCAGTATTATTTGAGTTTCCATTAACGATAGTTCCCCATTGAGCGCATAATGAACATACGCTATTTCCAATATAGTTTTTAAAACCATTATTGACACTTGAAAATTGACTACTTGCAACTGTTTGACATCCAACCGCAAAAGAATAAGCTCCGCTCGCAGTTACTCCTATTCCAAAAGCAAACGCTCCATTAAGACCACTTGCTGTTGTATATGCACCAGAAGCTGAGGAGTAATTACCACTTGCAGATACTTGACTTCCTCTAGATATAGAGTATTGCCCATTTGCTGATGCATAAGCTCCGCACGCACTAGAAAAAGCGGCATAAGCATAAGCGTAATACCCTGATGAAGTTGAGTGACTACCCTGAGCAAAACTTTGGTTTCCGTATGCTTTTGAATGCGCCTGACTTGCTGTTACGTATTTTCCAGAGGCTGTAGAATAAGCACCACTTGCCGTGCTATACGAACCTGAAGCCGTTGCCCATCCATTAGTTGCACAGGCTTGTAGTCCGTGCGCTCTTGAATAAGTCCCTGTTGCAAATGAGTTTCTTCCAGAAGCAATAGAGTAATTTCCACTTGCGGTATTTCCAAATCCAATAGAAGTAGCTAGATATCCGCTAGCGGTAGCAGTAAGTCCAATAGCGGTAGAGTAGGTTTGTGATGCAACACTACTCTGACCTGACGCTATTGAGTAAGCACCACTTGAAACATTTAGCCTACCATTTAAAACGGATGACTGACAACCACTAGCTCTATTTTGGAATCCATTTCCTATAAAAGAATAACAACCTGCATTGCATATTGAAGTTGGTAAAACAGTCCAGGTTGTTCCATTAAATGTTCCACCAATAGTATTGTTACCAGTTCCATTAACAACAGTTGCAAAACTAGCACACGTTGAAGAAACTGTATTTTGAACATAGTTTCTTAAACCATTGTGAACACTTGAAAAACAACTTCCAGCTGTAGTTATATTTCCTGATGCATTTGAATATGCACCACTCGCAGTTGTAGATTTACCAGCCGCAAAGGAATAAAGCCCGCTTGCACAAGAACCAACTCCACAGCGAACTGAGCTACCTAGTCCAGTATCTGCTAAAATTACAGCAGTACCACCTCCGCCACCTCCGCCTAAATTTATAAATGTACCCATGTTTAGGCAATTGTTATAATTATTAACTCAGCGCCTGCTGTTGTAGTGCTGTAAGCTATTGCTGATAAGGTATTATTAATAGCTCCTGCATCAAAGTTTATTGTTTCATTTGGCTTTAGTGTAATACCACCAACTGTTGCGTTAGCAGTTCCTACACTAGCAAATGATACTGAGTATTGACCCGCAGCTATAGTACCTGATGTACCAGATGGTCTTAGGAAAGTAGGAGTTCTTTGAACACCTGCTTGATCACTAGCAAGAGCAACTGATATAGAGTTAGCCATTGATTGCTGACCTTCATTAGGTAATGAAGATACTGCTACTGTACCATCTACAGTAATGGAGTTACCACCATCCTGGATGTTTACTGCTGCAGCACCTGAACCGTTTACCACAGTAACATTAGTACCTGCAAGAACATTGTTAATAATGCTTTGAAGACCTTGCAATACTTTTAACTCGTAGTTAAAGTTAGAGCCTTTATCTCCATCTTTTGGATTTCCGTTTCCTAGTGCCATTGTTTTATGTTTTATGCAATTTGATATACACCTGAGATATCAAAGTGACTTGTTATTGTTGTAGCTCCTACAGGCGTGGTATTCTTCCAAGCTAAATCTGTTGTACTTCCTGAGTAATATAACTTATGAATAGTAGTGCTTACCGCTATATCCGTTATGCCTGCAATGTGATATAAAGATGCACCTGTTGTTTGATGTAATGTACCACCCGCTTGTCTCATTGTTTCTACAGAAGCAAAAGGTAAAGTTATCTGGTATTGTGTTGTACCAAAGTTAGTACATCCTGCAAAATCTACGTATACTCTAAAGTAACAAATATTTCCAATAAGTGTATATGATCCTATAGATGTTACACCTGCTAGTAAACCACCAGCATCCGTAAATAAAGGATTAAAAGGTACAGCTGTTATTACAGAAGAAACAAAATCTTCAGCAGGCATAGCATAAGATTGATACTTATCTCCGCGCTTTTGGAATGATACATCAGCACCTAATACTACTAAGTCTTGTGGACTATCTAGGGTGGTTCTAATTAATTGTTGTCTCTTTATGTGAAGCCAATTTAAAATATCCATCTTAGTTATTTATTGTATAAAGTTCGTAGTAAACATAAAATTTACCATCCCAATTATTAGCACCAGCTACTGCAGCATTGGCATTGTAAACCGTAAATACTAATCCCTGCGCTGCAGTTGTAGTAATTACATAGGGCATAGTATTATCAGAACCAGCGCGGTTGTAATATACAGAGTATTGTACATATATGTTATCTATGTTACCTGATGTAAGATCTAAATCTAAATTATCAATATTAAAAGATACTGAAGTAGCATAAGCTGCACCAGGAGTTAAAGGGGCAGATGTCCCCATACCAACGATATCAATAATACCGCGGGTAGTAGTTACTGTTACAACAGTACTAGTTGTAATATCTAACTCATAATGCGCAGTATCAGCAGCAATTCCTGACCGAATAAAATTTTGCGCAGTCATTGCGTAGTTCTGATATTTATCACCACGCTTTTGAAATCCTACATCTGCCCCAAGTACAACAAGGTCAGTAGCAGGGGTTTCAATAGTTGTTCTTGTAAATTTGTTTTTAACAAGATAAAGCCAATTTAAGATTTCCATAATTTATTTTTATTATTTTTATTATACCATTTTTAAAACATTGCCTGCTGTAGTATCTACCCATACAGTTCCTGATGGTAAGCCAGCTGAAGATGTTGGTGCAGTTTTCATAGAAAGAGCATTAACAAAAGTAGTACATGCTCTATCCGAAGTAATATTAGCACCAACAATAAAGGCACAATCATTAGAAGTTATATTACATCTACCTCCTAGAATTACTGAATAATTTCCAGATGCTGTATTACATCTACCTCCACTAACTATTGACCAAAGAGAACATGCCTTATTACTAGAACCTCCACTAATAGTTGTATATGAAGCACTTGCTGTATTATTGTATCCTCCGGCTACTGTTGAAAGACAACCACTTGCAGTATTTTGCCGACCGCCGCCAATTGTTGCAACACACGAATTTGCTAGATTAGATTGACCTCCAGATACCGTTGAACAAACTCCACTTGCTGTATTAAGATATCCTCCGCTTAGTGTAGAATAACAACCACTTGCAATATTGCTTGTACCACCCCCAATTGTAGAAGCAACCCCACTTGCTGTATTACTGTTACCTCCGCTAACAGTTCCATATGTATTACTTACTGTAATAGTACCACCTCCACCTATTGTAGCCTTAGATTTAAATAAAGTTATTGTGTTACTATATCCTCCACTAATAGTTGAATATCCTCCACTATTAGTATTGCATTTACCACCTGCTATTATTGCACCAGCAGAGTAAGCAGCACTTATTGTATTTGTAGAACCACCTAGAATAGATGAATAACTAATACCATACCCACTAATTGTATTACAAAATCCACCAGCAATTACGTTTCCTGGCCCATCTGAACCTGTTGTAATACACATTAAATTTAATTTACCACCAGCAATTACTGAATAAGTACTATTTGTGATATTAGTTATACCTCCACTAACTGTTGAACATGCACCACTAGCCGTATTGGATAGACCACATCTTACTGTAGAACCAGTACCTGCTCCTACTACCATAATACCTGCAGGAGGTGTTGGAATACAAGTAACTACTTGATCAATAAAATCTTGAGCAGTAATAGCACCAGCAAGGTAACCATCATCCCTTCTTGGATCTTTAAGTCCAACAGGTAATAGTGTTTGAGTTGGGTCAACAGAAGTAACAACTCTGCCGCTTTTAACCCAGGAGATAAAATTTAGAATATCCATGAGAGTGAGTAGATTATGGATTAGTATATACTATAATATACTAAATCTATCTCAAACTTCAAAGTTAATTAGCTTTTTTACCTATTCTTATATGCTTATACCACAGTCTTTCATGGAAGAAGTATATGACAGGTTTGATAACCAGCTCTCCTACGCCAAGTAATGATGCCATACTTAAAGATGCACCTAGAGAATATGCTACAGTTACCGTAGTTAAGGTGCCTAAAATTCTATAGGATACTGTCTTAAGAATATGCCTTATTAGATTATTTTCCATTTTTTAGTTGCTCTCTAATTTTTGTTGCTGAAATTTCTGCTACCTGCGCGGGGGGTATGTGCTCAATGATATCATAGCCAACACCCCTACCAAATTCAATTGAACATATGTCAGGGATAATACTAATTCTAACTATACCTTGAGCACAAAGTTCTTTGTATTCATTAGTTATGTTACTTAGTACTTCTTCTGCTGTCCAAGGATTCTTCTCATCTGGTGCAATATCTCTAATAGCAATCCAAACTTTTTTTCCTTCACGTAATGCTCTTTGAAATAAAGCTTTGTGACCATCGTGTAATGGTTGCCATCTTCCTACAAACAAAGCATATTGCTCTGGTTTAGCTGGTAATGATGATCCTACGTGTACTAATTTTCCCCATTCTTTATCCATAATGCATCTGTTATATAATCAATGCAAGCATCAATTGAGTTATTATCTGTGTTTAATATTTCTACACCCTCGGAATCTGTAGGGGATTCAAAATCTTTTACATGGTATTCTTCCCTTCCTCTTGGTTTTTCATACGTTAAATAGAAGAAATGAGCCTCAGGATGCAGCTCTCTAAGATAGTCGCGTACTTCTTTGTAGGGGAACACCATAGAATAAATAACATTAGACTTGATTAAGTTCTTATGCATGTAATAACCTATATCACAGGCTTTGGTAAGATTCTTAATTCTTCCTTCTTTAGAATAGTCTGTGTTCTTAAATGCTTCTCTAAATCTATCTCCATCAATTATCTCAGAGTTAGCAAGTTTTTCTGCAAGCTTTTCTGCTAGTGTTGTCTTACCCGAATGGGGCTGACCAAATAATACTATTATCATGGCTTGTAGTTAAAAGCTTTATTATACCAATCATAGTTATTCCAGATCCAATCTACAACATCTTTGCCTAAGATATCTTTAGCTTTAGACGGAACTACTTCTAGTTTCTGTCTAATAACATGGTCTCCAAATGCACCGTATACTGAATCATCTTCTTTAGTAACTTGTTCTATGTTATCAAAGTCATGTTCATATTCTGGGATACCAAGGTATCTATAGACACCTCTCATGGTTTCTTCTGGGTATAAGCATAAGTCTTCAAACTTAACAAAGTGTATCTTCTTGTCTAGACCCATTCTAAAAATCTCTGAGAGTCTTTCTAGTGCCATGCCTATTGGAGGATTCTGAGCCCAAATATCTACTCTCTTAGGAACTGATGTACCTTGCATTTTAGACCAATCTAGTATAGGATCTTGTTTCTCTGGATTCTTTCTATAGTTCTTCTCCATAGATGCAAATACATCTTTAAGATTTCTAACCATGCAAACTACTTTAGGTTCTGGAAAGATTGTATTTAAAAAGTCATAGTGAATACCCCAACCTCTGGATTTATCCACTACATACTTTTTATCTGTGATACCTTCATAGTACCCAATCATTCCTTTTTGACAAAACTCTAAGAATCCTTTTTTCATTAGTTCAGAGTCTTGTGCTAAGAATTCAGAAGAATTGGTATAGTTTCCTCTTGCAGCAAATACTAATTCTAATACACCTGATGTAGGTGTAGCGTACATATCTGGATTTTGAGCAAAGATATTTTGTAACAATGTGCTACCAGACCTCGGCATAGAGGACTGAAAGAATAATTTTTCCATTGGTTATTTGCTTAATGACTCTATAATTGCTTCTACATTGAAGATCTCATCTTCTGAGTTATAAGGAAACTCTATTAGATCTCCTGCAATATTGAATTTAGATAAGTAAGCGTTTCTTAATTCTGGCTTAGTTGTAAATTCATTTGCTAGTATATTATCATGTAGTTCATAACCAAATACTTCTGGTTTATTAGATACCCAACATACGGTTGATGGTAATTCTAAGGCTGCGGAAGCATGTTGTGCAAAACTATCAATCAACAATCTTTTAGAACTCATTGCAAGTAATATACAAAGTGCTCTAAATGTGTCAGTTACAGGAATTGTATCATTGTAAGATAGTTGATCTTCTCTTCTAATGTGTGCAATAGTATAGTCATTTTTAAAGTGTTCAATAACTTTTACTACCGCTGCAGAAGGAAGATCTCGTGCCCAAGAATATTTGTGCTCTGTTTGCGCTCCACCATTTGTTTGTAACAACATAATTGGTTTATCTGATGCAAACTTATTTTGGAAGTATTGTACCTCTCTTGTTGTAAGATTAATTACTGGCTTTTCTCCAGCATACTCAAGACCAAACATCTCACACCAAGTTTTTAACAGGTGCTCATCTTGTCTAATGTGCCCTGTTTCTAAGTAAGGGTCATTAGCAAATACTAAGAACTCTTTACCATCAATGTACTCATCATAGAAATAAGAAAGTCCATTGAACACGTAGGCTCTATGGACTTCTTTATTATTTAAGAATACGTCTGGATAACCTGATATAACTATTAAGTTAGACTCAGGATACTTTTTTTTGATTGCTGTACATACTGCAGTGGCCATAATGCATTTGCCCATACCACCGCTAATTTGAAAAATGATATTCATTGGTTTTCGTTTTTAATTACGAAAACAAATATAATACAATTTTTTTATTATGCAACAACTTCTGGAGCTACTGGCTCTACATATGCTTCAATCTCAGCAACTAAAGCTGCAATAGCTTGTGCATCTAGTTTTGCATACTCAGTTCTCCAACCTTTTGCTTCAGGTCCTTTTGGCTGCCAATCCGCAAACATATCATTGAAGATATTGATTGCATGATACTGTGTATCTGCCGTATTCTCTTCTGGTTTAAGAGAATATACATTGTTTACTACAAGTGTTAACGTAGTTAAAGCTGTAGAAGGAACTTTCTTGTTAGAATCTGTTCCAATTAATTGAGTCTCTCCGTACCCAAAGATGTGTAATGTTGACCAAGTTGCCATTTTTGTTTTTGTTTAAGTTATTATTTTAAGTTACTAAGTTACTAATTATTATGGTACCATTTTTAAAGTACATGTTGTATTATCAAACCAAACTGATTTTGTAGGGAGTCCTGCACTAGATGTAGGAATATTCATAATGTTTAAGTTGTTTACAAATGTAGCACATGCTCTGTTTGCTACAATGTTACTTCCAAATACATAAGCTAGATTGTTTCCGTTGTCACAACTTGACGCACCATGAACTAAACTATATGCTCCACTTGCGGTTGAGCAATAACCCGATGCTGTGGAATAATCACCAATTGCTGTTGTGTAATATCCCGAAGCGGTGGAATAAAGACCACTCGCGGTTGTGTAACATCCCGATGCTGTGGAATACCCTCCACTTGCAGTTGTGCAATAACCCGATGCGATTGAAAAAGCACCACTTGCGGTTGTGCAATATCCCAATGCGGTGGAATAATTTCCACTTGCAGTTGAGTAATTTCCCGATGCGTTTGAAAAATCATTACTTGCGATTGTACCAACTCCCGATGCGGTGGAAAAAAATCCACTTGAGTTAGTGCATCTTCCCGATGCAGTGGAATATTTACTACTTGCAATTGTGTTATCTCCCAATGCGGTAGAATGCAATGCACTTGCCATTGTACATTGACCCGATGCGGTGGCATAGGTATCACTTGCGATTGAGTAATAACCCGATGCGGTGGAATAACTACTATTTGCAATATTACAACAACCATTCAAAACACTTGCTTGACAACCACTTGCGCTATTCTGAAATCCGTTACCAATGAAAGAATAACATCCCGAATTTGCGGGTGTTGGAGCGACTGACCAATATGTTCCCGACCAAGTTCCTCCCGTAGTGTTGTTTCCGTTTCCGTTGAGAACTACTCCGTAGTTTGCATAATTTGAACAAGTAGCGTTTCCGATGTGATTAAAAAGTCCATTGTGAACACTTGCGTAACAATATCCACTTGCAGTTGTGCATCTTCCCGATGCGGTTGCATAATTTGCACTTGCAATTGTAGAATATCCCGATGCGGTGGAATAATTACCACTTGCGGTTGTGCATCTTCCCAATGCGGTGGAATAATTTCCTATTGCTAATGTGCAATATCCCGATGCGGTGGAATGAAATGCATTTGCGATTGTATATTGACCCGATGCGGTGGAATAAGAGCAACTTGCTAATGTGCAATATCCCGATGTGGTAGAAAAAGCACCACTCGCTGTTGTGCAACCTCCAATCGCAAAAGAATAAGATCCACTAGCCGTATTACTTGCGCCACAGCGTAAGCTAGAGCCATTTCCTGTGCCAGCTATAATAACACTGTCACTACCACCAAGATTGCATGCTCTAATAGCAGCAGGTTGGTAGATTCCAGGAGTCCTCGGGTCTAATATTCCTAGGACTACTAGATCATTTGGATCTACTGAAATTTTAACCCTTCTGGTAGATATTAGATTAAAAAAGTTTGTAAGGTTGTTTAACATTGGTATCAGGTTGATATTACAATATAGTAAATATATTTAGGGTGACCAAATTATTTACATTGTGTTGTGAATAATAAGGCTGAGTATTTAGGGGTCGTTGCTAAAGTATAAGCAGGTGCAAAAAAGAGTAGGGTCCGCATTACGAGCGCAATTCTATCCCGAGATAAAAAGCGTTTGGAGTAACGTAGACCCTACAGGTTAAGGTATGTTCCTTAATATATAACTGCTACCGCGTGATCCGGTACAATCATAAAAACTTCCTCGTCCACTTTAAAAATCTCAGCAGCTGCTAAAACACCTGGTGTAATATACACCTCATCACCAGCTACGATATCGGTAACTTCTGTACCAACAGCGTATACTTTAAGACGGGTCCACTTAGCAATAGCTTCCTTTTCTAACTGTGCCTCTACCTCTGGGGTAAGCTCAATCATAGACTTTTTTTCAGACTCAGGCTTTTGAATCATTACACGCTTTCCGCGTAGTTGTTTAAATAATGACATAGTTCATTGGTTTAATATGTTACAAATATATATAGGAAGTTCTCTTGTCACAAATTTATTCTGTTTTTGTGACAAGCATTGTGGAAAATAATCTCCAAAATCAGCCCTTTAGTGGAAAATAATCCCCAACCCCCTATGGCTTAGTGGAAAATATTTGCCAAACTCCGAAACAAAACATGGACAAACTCGGAAGTTTACCGAGTTACCCCCTATAATTTTGCATGAATTTTTCCAGATTTTACATGCAAAACTATATGCATTTAGTATGCAATTGCTCCTAAAAGTGCCCAATTCTTTATTCCGGTATGCAAAAGCATATAGTCAAGTTTATTACACTACTTGTGCTTATCTAAATAGGCAATAGCTTTTTTCATAATGCTTGATCTATCTTTAAAGAACCCTAATCCACTATTACAGTTGTTGCACAATAGTGCCCGAACCTTACCTGTTTGATGGCAATGGTCTACTACAAAATCTTTAGAATAATCATCTCTGTGTATATTACATATAGCGCAAGAATAGTCTTGAGAATGTAATTTAGCATCATACTCCTCAGTAGTTAGATTGTACTTTAACTTCCTTTGATATGCTTTATGGTAATCTATGTTTCTGGTAATGTTAGCACAAAACTTACAAGGAGAATTGAATCTATAATGCTTATTGTTTTTTATATCCTTATGTATATAAAATTCAGTAACTGGTACTACTTCATTACACTTATTACATTTTCTAGTAGCACCTGATGCTATCAGCTCTTCTAATTTTTCTTTTGTCATATCCTTTTTTTATAAAGATACTACAAATTATTACATTGTCAAGAAAAATGTCCAGAAGTTTTTAGTGCAAAAAACTGGACATCTCTACCTGGGGACAACATATCCCCATAGGAAAGTAGACAATCAACCTACCCCCGGTAGTAAGGTTAGGTGGGAACACCCCCCCGGGCATGGCAAAAGGGATTATGGGATTAGGGGATTTATAGTATAGGAAAGGATGTGGTTTGGGTATTCATAGTATAGGAGACAATGTGAGGGGTATACTACAAAAAATCCCCCGGCTCATCATCGCTAGGGGGGTACCCCCCATGAATTCCCAAACGGTTTGCACCTATTAGGTAATCTGGCTAGAAACTTTTGCTACGCTAAAAAAGTGTTAGCCATGATACTATCGTATCTCATGGGTTGTCATGCAGAGCAAGGTCATGCATCACATGTCTACCAGCTGGCACAAGGCACAGCTGTCCTACATATATTACATGTTCTTATCATGCTCGCTGCGCTCGCTATTAGTAATAGGTTAATACTACTTATGCCTCATAATATTAATATTATGAATAAGTTTTTAATCAATCTAGTTGGTCATGATGACCACTATCTCGCTAAAAAACAAGTGATTAAGGAGATCTTTGCTTACACAAAGTTTCCTAAATCGGCTACAAGTAAGCAATATCTTTGGGGCAAAGATCTTACTGAACTTGCAGCAATGCACCGTGAGTTACTCACAATGCAAGTAGAAATCGCTTAGGCGATTTCTTTTTTTTTGCTACGCAATAATATAATACTACTCATAATTGAAAATCAATTATCAAATTTTATGAAAAATTTAACAATCAACTTTCAGCGTTCTTACCGCAAGGCGGGAAAAACTGCTGGTGCACCCGCACGCGTAACTTTCGTTTACACAGTAACTGGCACAGCTGACGCTGTTGACAATTACCGTAACCTCAATTCCGCGTTCTTGCGTGAAGATGATAAAGGCCAGCCTTTATACTTCACTACAAGATATGCGGGTGAGCGCGCTGTTTTAGCGCTTAACCATTCTGGAACTAACTACTACGTAGATAATTCCGAAATGGATAAGCAAGCAGCGCTTGTTGCCCAATATGGCGGCAACTTGGGTCAAGCAATTGCTATGCAAATTGCTTCCCAAGCAGCCGGCATAGGGCAACGCACACCACAGGCTCAGCCGCAGCCAAGTTCTCAGGAACTGGGCAGCATCTGATGCTGTGTTGTGGGGAAAACTACTCTTCGGAGTAGTTTTTTTTTGCTCTGCAAGTTCCTATATACTTTTTTAGTAACGCTATACTATTGTACTATTGTGTTTATATGCACATGGGATATTTAGGAAACTTGGATTCCTATATACACATGGGTCACGGGTGTGATAAACACTAATACACTGTGTACCAGCATGTTAGTGTTTATAGATGCTTGGAATCCTAAATATGCTACGCTCGCTCCGCTCGCTGCGCTAATACACGCTCAGCGCTTCGCGCTTCGCTTTACGCTTCGCAAGCGCTTCGCGCTTGGCTACGCTACTTTCGCTACGCGAATTCTTATATACTACTTATCGAGTTCCTCGATAATTGTCGAGTATTTTAGTGTTGTAATCAATTAATAACCAATCAATTAGTACTATGACTACATTGAATTTCGCGCGCCAGTATCGCAAAAAACAAACTGGAAAATTGGTGTTTGTATACACCGTGAAAGGTAACGCGTCTGAATTAGATGCTTATCGCGATGCACAGGGTAGTTACCTTGTGGAAGATGATAAGAGCAACCCGTTGTTCTTCACATCTCGCTATGTTGGTGAGGCATGTCCTCTAGTTGCTAACCATGAAGGTACTGGATTCTATCCTGATACCACGGAAATGGACAAGCAAGCCGCCATGGTGCAGCAGTTTGGTGGTAATCTAGGCCAAGCATTGGCTGCACAGATTGCTGCAAGTGTTGCGGGTAAGAGTACTAGCAGTGTTGTGTCAAGCAATACCGCTGCCAGTGTGAATACTGGTATAGGAAACATTTAAGTCGCAGGACTTAAGTGATTGAGAATGAGTGTGTTAGCTTAATAGGTTAACACACTCCTCTCACTTCCTTGTATTTAACTACTATGTAGATTAATAGTGTGCAAATGTGCGCACTAGATAGCTAAAGGGACAATGATGCTTGCGAGCACAAGTCCTCACAACAGTTGTAATGTAAGTCGAGTTACTAGCTAACCCAAAGTCTAGTAAAGCGAAGGGAAAACTTACATTATAACTGTTTGTATTAATGCATCATAACTTACTTCACAAGGGTAAGCAGTTGTAATAGGTAAAAGATAATAGGCGTTAGGATTAAGTTCTTAGACACAAAATCGCTAGTATACTGAAACTTATTGAACTTATTACAATTGAATGCAGAGTGATACAGCTGTAGAAAATACGAGTCTCATGAAGAAGCTAAAAGGTTACCCTAGTACAAGGTGTAAAACAGTCTCCTTATCGTTAGCACATTACAAGTTACTTAATCCTTTACAGGAAGATAATTGGAATGTGCACTACAGTTATTTTTGTTATTAGTGTGTTTAACCCTTTAATACTTATGTCTATGTATATAGGAAAAGAGAAAGCCCAAGAGTTGGGTAACCGGGCTCTTAATAACCCGAGTTTATTGGACAACATTGATGAAGATAACTTTATCATGTTTGTTGTGTGTATATCTAAGCATGATAAGTCATTGGCCTCTAAGGTATTTGACTTAAAGTATGATAAGATATCAGCCCAGGGTAAAGTTTTATTTTGGGAAGCAGTAGGAATATTAACTAAACTAGAAGAGTATGTATAAAGTTATTAAGTCTTTGAAAGAGGCTGTAGAGATTATCCGAGAACAAAAGCATAATTTTGTTATGTCGGGTTTGCATGGTGAAGCCCACTTGCTTTTTGATCAAGAAAAAGAGTTACTCTTGTTTATCGAGAAGTTTGAAGAGTCACTTTATCTTATCGAAGGATAACTATGAGTAAGTTTATCCTATTAATCTATCTTCTTACCGGTAAGGTTGAGAAGGTAGATGGTTTGTATACCATACATACTAGTGAGAGTTCTGTTATTGAGTATGCTTGTGAAGGTGAAGTGTTATTGTATATAGAGACCGGTGTCTTTATGTATGATGATAACCTTGCAAAGCCAGGTGAGTTGGAATAGGTAGGAAGCCGGGGGTTTTTGATGAATTTTTCCCCCGTGCTGTTCTATATCTTTAAAATGTTTAACTTAATACCCAATACCAATGGAGAAGAGACCCTTTTTGATAGGCATGATAATAGCCTCGTCAGTTTGGATATGCACAATTCTGTGTATCCTGTATTTTAACGCAAATGTTACATCAAGTAATAACTGTGAGTTGTATGAAGATGATGTTATAGACACCGAGTTTGAGCATCTGATGATTGAGAATCGTGTCAAGGCTTATGAGCGTGGTTATTATACCTGCTTAAAAGACACAAGACCTGATTTGTATAATGTATATGTTGATTGTTGTATACAATTGAAACATGTAGTGGGTGATCCAGCATTCAATAAGATTGTGGACGCTGAGTGTGCAAAGAATAATATCAATGCGCAAGACAAAGAGTATTTATGTAACCTTTTATTAGACTAAAATGGAAGAAAAGAATTGGATTTACATATGTCATTATGATAGAGGTACAACTAGTATCTCTGATCGTATGACATTGGCCGAGGCATGGAGTTGCCTTGAGGTTGTAGTTAGGAAGAACCGAGATTGTGTTAATGCTCAAATCATTTGTATAAATGACTAGGGACCTTGCCAAGATAAAGACCATTGAGAAGTTTACTAACTTACTTGATGGTTCTTTGTTACCAGGATATAGCATAGCTCAAGTAATTAGTTACTATGACGCAATGATATTAGGGACCCCTACGAATAATATTCATAGGATTGACGGCATTGTAGAGAATTTTATGGAGGATTACTTTAATAGTATGGCTCCAGATGAATTATAACATTACAGTATTCACCGGGCTCTAACTATAACAAGTTCTCACGGGTGATTGTTGTGCACAAGCAGGGTTGAAAGTAAGTTACTAAGATACTGTAACATGAAGAGTGACCCTATTGTAATGTATAATAATACTGCAGTATCTACCTGTAATCCTCAAAAAGTTATAATAAGGGTAGTTGTTTATGCATGAACAGGACTGTTAAAAGGTGGCAACAAGGTCATCACGAAGGGTTGGTTCTATTGCAGTATTACATTAAAAGTTAGGGTACAGGGAAACTTGTACCCTTCTTTTATTTTAAATAAATTTAAGTTAAAAATTATAAGATGGTAGAGACACAGGATTATAGACGTACAAAAGTTACGCTAATCGAGGATATAAATAAGGGCATTAACTTTCTATTTGGTAGAAATCTTGATGCTTATGAGTTCGATACCATATATGATATGAGTATTGGTGAACTTGAGATCATGTTTGGTGATTTACAACAACATATTAATTTAGTTATAGGAAAATGAGTAAAACAAAAAACACAGAAGAGTTTCATCGTATGATGGACGAGTTAAATTCAGCAACAATGTTTAATTACGCTGAACAAGAGCAAGAAAAAGAGCAATTGCTTAAAGATCTTGCTGCACATAATTTTATTACTCAAGCAGTTGATGAGTATATTGAAGCACAAAAAGTTTTCTTAGATGCAATGGAGAAGTTTAGTTTATCATTAGATGCGTATAAAGATCACAAAAGTGGTCTTAATGAAGATGAAGAGAAATTGATTGACAATACGGATATGCTTAAAAATATGTTTAAAGGATTTAATCCTGCTGATATATGAAGAAGAGCAATGCCTATATCTTAATGTACTTTGTGTTAATTACGTTAGTGGCGTGTATGGTATCTTGTAGTTCTACTCAAAATGGGTATGACTACAAGACTCACCATAAGAAGTCTCATAACGCTAAACCTAGTAAGTGCTATAAGAAGCACAATAAATGGTAAGATAAATTAATTTCAACTAAAAAACCAATTGTATGACAATAAGTTATATTGAAGATGATGTGCATCCTACTCGTATGAAGTATGAAGCGCTTAAAAATGCTCCAATTGCAGAGCAAAGATTCAAGTTTTTTGGTAATGATGTATATCCATATCAAGATGTTAGTAGGATGGAAACCGATACTCATGTGTATTGGGCCCAAACTTCTCATACTCCTAAGTGGAATGCAAAGACAGGTATATACCTTAAGAATGTTTCAAGTGTAGGTTGTACCTATGAGAAGGTTACTAAGAAGTTTAAGTGGTGGTTTGGTAAACAGGTTATGTTTGCTGCTCCTCAGATATATGAAGATATGTGCAAGTACTTTGATGCTGAATGGTTTATAAAAGAACCTAACGGTATAAAAATTAGTGCCACCAACTCTGTGTTTGTTAAAGTATTGAAAGGTAAAATTACTAATACTACTGAATTACTCAAAAGTATTATGAATAGTAACCCGATACTTCGTAACTATGATGTTGATGTTACTAGGTTAATGATTTATACAGCAACTACTAACAATCGTGTTCAATCATTAGCTGACTATGTAGATGTTGCTCAAGATGTTAATGTTGTATTAGATAAATTATCTAATCATGGTGGTTTTTCTTGGATAATGCTAGATCTTGTAAAATATGCAAGGATGCTCAATAGAAAAATAGATTTTAATTGGGACCTTTCTACTACTACTAGTAAACGCATTGAATGGGAAAAAGAAATAGAAGTTATTAGACAGGAGTGGTTACCACTTTATTCGTTTTAAGGGTGGGAGGTAGATAAGACCTAATACATTGCAGGAGTGTCAATTCTCCTGCTTTGTAGTTAGGGTATTCAATTAATATCAATTAAAAACCAATAGAATGGCTAAAGTCACAAAAGAGCGTGTTGCTAAGATATGCAAACGCATAAATGAGGGTATGAGGCCCGCGTATGCTACGCATGCTGAAGGATTAGG